CTGCGGGTTTCGGTAACGCCCGCTCTGTTTCCGGCCATAGGTTGCGGCGTTTAAGCGCGTCAATCACCGCGCCCTGATCGCAACCAGCATGGCAGCGGACTAGGATTTTCCCACCGCCCCCTTTAAAATATTATGCGATACGCCAGCAAATGACGCCTGAAAACGGATCGGCGCGAACGGTGAATTTCTTGTTTAAAGCTTTTGCGGCTTGCGTGACGCTGTTGCGAAAGGATGCGATTTCCTTAAATGTGCCTTCATATGAAAAGCTATCACCTATTTCCATCGCGTCTAAACGCGCACGAAAACGGTTGCGTAATGGTGGCATTGGCACATCTGATCTGATGTTCATCATGATATTTTCCTCATTTTTTTACCCACCAATGGGCTTGCAATATCTATATAATTTATATAAAAATGTCAACCAACGAAAACTCTCCGGCGAAGGGTTTTAGTTTTTTGTAATTTTATAAACGAAATATCGTTGTTTCTGGGGGCTAAAGCGTTAAAACGTTAACTTAATGTTATGTGTAACCAGTTGAATTTATTCAGGATGTAACGAGTTAACGGTTTAACGCTGAAACAACAGTATCTATAGGGAAAAATATGCGGGATAAAAAATAACGGTATGCAATTTCTCTCTATATAATATATAAAATACCGTTAAGAATGTTAAGTTGTTAGAACCTGTTAAAAATCATGCACTTACGCTTAACAAACGTGTTAACGCTCTGTTTTTGGACCGTTAACAAACTGAAATCATTAAACAAACGGGAAAATCACCATGTGGACCTACGAAAAGCAACTGAGATGGGACGACTACGTCGTGAGAGACAGCCGGGGATGGCTGGTCTGCGTCGTCGGCAACGAAAACGAAGCCAAGCTGATCGTCGATGCGGTCAACGAATACAGAAAAAAATTGTTGACGGAAAAGCGGGCGTAGGGTAGGGTATCTTTATCGAAACAAACCGCTTGGGAGAGCACAAAATGACCGACCTATTTTTTGCACGTATCGACGCCGACACAAACCTCACCGCTTACTTCAGAACCATGCCTAATGGTGATAGCGATATCGATTACATTGCTATCCATAATGGTAATGGTGACGGTGTTCATATCAGCCCAACCCAGTTGCGTGATTTGGTTGCTGCAATGGATCGCCAATACGGTGACGTGAAATGACCATCACCAAAAACGACATTGAGATTCTGGCAGACGATCAAGGCTATCTGCCAGCCAAGGGAGAAACCGCGTTCAACTCAGTCGATGGTTCTGACGTTGCCGCGTTTCTAAAAAAGCTAGGCTTTAAGATCGCACTGTTTGAGGATGCCGATTTTTATGGCGTAGCAATCACCAAGTGTGGCATTGCCGTTTCGACTAATGGTTACGTTCACCGCTGCGGGGGTTTCTAGTCATGAACGACACAATCACCCTAGAAATCTACGGCGACGTAGAAATCCAATTCGAGGCAGACCCCGCGCCAGAGGGCGACGAGATCTCGAACTATTGGATGAACACAATCACGGTTAACGGCAAGGATTTGCTCGACGGATTAACCGACGAGGCCAAGGATAAATTCCTAGAGAATTTTATTAACGCTATGGACCGAGATCATGTGACTGAGCTTATGTGGGACGTGTACTATGATCGTTGAACGATCTGACGCGAAATTAACGCAGGCCCAAGTGAGGGAAATCAGGGCTGCTTATAAATTTCGAGACGGTGGAAAAAATACCTACACACTTGCTGCGGAATATGGCGTTTCACGAAACACAATTTGGCGCATCGTCAAAAACAAAACCTATAGGGAGCTTAGTCGATATGACCATCTTGAGCGTAATTCGATCAATCTTTGAACTCGCAGCCGTCGTCGGCGGTCTGGCGGCAATCGTCGCGGTGCTAATCGTCTTTACGGCTTGCGTCTGATCGTGTATCTTACGCCAACAATCTAGGGGCAACTCATGGCCAAGAATGTTTCGTTATCTGTCAGCCGAGGCGAAAAGCTATCGGTCAAGCAGGGCGCGGGATTGACTGCCAAGGGTCGCGCTAAATACAACGCAGCCACAGGGTCTAATCTGAAGGCCCCAGCTCCTAATCCGAAGACAGAGGCAGACAAGGGCCGCAAGGCTAGCTTTTGTGCAAGGATGGGCGCGGTGGCGGCGAAGGCAAAAGACGGCGAACGTGCCAAGGCAGCTTTGAAGCGGTGGAAGTGCTGATATGAAACCCGGTCTCTATGCGAATATCGCGGCCAAGAAAGCCCGCATCGCCGCTGGCTCAGATGAAACCATGCGCAAGCCTGGCACCAAAGGCGCACCGACCGCTAAGGCGTTCAAGCAATCAGCTAAGACGGCAAAAAAGAAATGAGCGAAAAACCCGCAGGCTACACGTTCGGTCGTCCTACAACGTATCGCGCCGAGTATTGCGAGCGGGTGATTGAGCTTGGCAAGCTGGGTAAATCGCTGGTGCAAATTTGTTCCGAATTGGACGTCGTGAAGGGAACGCTGTTCAATTGGTGCGATAATAACCCTGACTTTTTGACCGCCATGGAAAAATCCCGCAGCCATGCACAAAATTATTGGGAATCAATCGGTCATGACGGGATGCTGAATAAGTCGATTGACGCCTCGATCTGGTCGCGCTCCATGGCCGCTAGGTTCCCGGCTGACTGGCGCGAATCAAAGCATCAAGAGGTTACGGGCGCTAATGGCGGGCCGGTTAATCATAGCCTCAAGATTGAATTCGTAGACAGCGGAAACCCTGCTTGACGATCCAGCTTCCTAAGTGGTCCGAGATCCTGTTCGACGAATCGGCCAGGTATATCGCCGTCAAAGGCGGTCGCGGATCGGGCAAATCCAGATCGGTTGCAACGGCGCTGAATCTGCGGGCTGCGGCGAAACCGCTTCGGATCTTGTGCGTCCGTGAGATTCAGAAATCCATCCGTGATTCGTCTAAGCGGCTGCTCGACGATGACGCGGAGCGTAATGGCCTATCGGGATTTTACACGTCTTTGGAAACTGAGATCAGGGGCGCAAACGGTTCGCTGTTTTTGTTTTCCGGTCTTAGAAATAATGATTCACTGAAAAGCCTTGAGGGCATTGATGTTTGTTGGGTGGAGGAGGCGCAAAGCATATCGCGCACCTCGCTTGACACGCTGATCCCAACGATCCGTAAGCCTGGCTCGCAATTGATTTTCACTTGGAACCCAAAGTTAGAAACAGATCCCATTGAGGAGATGTTCAACCGTGCAGATCCGCCACCGAACACACGGCTGCAAACCGTCAACTACGTTGATAACCCGTGGTTCCCCGACGTCCTGAAGAGTGAGGCGGCTTACGACCTATCGAGAGATCCTGAGAAATACAACCACGTCTGGATGGGCGGCTATCTGCGGAACTCAGAATCGCGCGTGTTCAAGAACTGGACCGTCGAGGAATTCGAGGCACCGGCAGACGCGCTGTTCCGCCTTGGCGCTGACTGGGGCTTTGCCAGCGATCCGTCCGTTCTGGTCCGTTGCCACATCGTCGGGCGTAAACTGTTCATCGACTACGAAGCCCACATGGTCGGCTGCGAGATCATGGACCTTCCCAGCCTGTTCATGAGTGTGCCAGGCGCTGAGAAATGGCCGATCACGGCTGATAGCGCCAGACCTGAGACGATCAGCCATATGAGAAACAACGGGTTCCCCAAGATCCAGGCTGCGGTCAAGGGGCCGAAGTCCATCGAAGACGGGATTGAGTGGCTCAAATCGTTTGATATCGTGGTCCATCCGCGTTGTCGTCACACCATCGACGAACTGACGATGTACAGCTACAAGACCGATCCGCTCACGCAATTGGTGCTACCCTTGCTTGAAGACAAGAATAATCATATCATCGACGCGCTAAGATACGCCTGCGAGGGCGCTAGGCGGGCCAACATAGTCCGGCCTACGTTTGTCGCCCCTATCGCTGTTAACAGTCCCTACGCGAGACGCTGACCCAATGGCAATGACGAAATCAGAGCGCTGGAACGCCATTCACTACGAGGCGCTGGTTGAATTCGACGCGATCAATTCGGCGGTGCGTGATGAGCGGCTACAGGCGCTGGACGACCGGCGGTTCTATTCGATTGCTGGCGCTCAATGGGAAGGCCCTCTGACTGAGCAGTTTGAGAACCGCCCGAAGATGGAAGTCAACAAGATCCATTTATCGGTTATTCGTATAATTAACGAATATCGCGCAAACCGAATTACGGTCGATTTTATCTCCAAGGAAGGCGACGAGTACGACAAGCTGGCCGACACATGCGACGACCTCTATCGCGCTGACGAGCAGGATTCCGGCGCTGAGGAGGCTTACGACAACGCATTCGAAGAGGCTGTCGGTGGCGGGTTCGGTGCTTGGCGTCTGCGGACCGTTTACGAAGACGAGGCGGACGAGGAAGACGAAAAACAAAGGATCAGGATCGAGCCGATCTTTGACGCTGATTCGAGCGTGTTCTTTGATCTAAACGCCAAGCGTCAAGACAAGGCTGACGCCAAGCGGGCGTTCGTGCTCACTGCGATGACGCCAGCGGCTTATGAGGCTGAATACAAGCAGACGCCTGCATCATGGGAAAAAACCATTGAACGCACCGAATTTGATTGGCTCACGCCAGACGTCGTGTATGTCGCTGAATATTACCGGGTCGAGGAACGCTCGGAACTGATCCACGTCTATCGCGATCTGGGCGGCGAGGAAGAACGATACGCGGACGCGGAACTGACCGAAGAGAAGCTAGCCGAACTGGACGCTATCGGTTCGGTGAAGGTGCGCCAGAAGCGCGTCAAGCGCAGCCGGGTCCACAAATATATCCTGAGCGGCGGTGGCGTACTCGAAGACTGCGGTTATATCGCGGGCAAGAATATCCCGATTGTGCCTGTCTACGGCAAGCGGTGGTTCGTTGATAACGTCGAACGCAGCATGGGCCACGTGCGCCTGGCTAAAGACGCGCAGCGCCTCAAGAACATGCAGCTATCAAAGCTGGCCGAGATCTCTGCGCTGTCGTCTGTGTCTAAGCCGATCCTGTTTCCCGAACAGGTCGCGGGCCATCAAGTGATGTGGTCTGAGGATAACGTCAAGAATTACCCGTATCTGCTGATTAACCCTGTCACCGGCCAAGACGGGCAACAGGCCCTGACTGGGCCGACCGCTTACACCAAGGCACCTGAGATCCCGCCTGCGATGGCGGCTTTGCTACAGATCACCGAGCAGGATATGCGCGACGTTCTGGGCAATCAGGAGCAGGGCGAGAAGACCGTTTCGAATATCAGCGCTAAGGCTATCGAGCTAATCCAGACCAAGCTCGATATGCAGACCCAAATCTACGTCACGAACATGGCGAAGGCGATCAAGCGCAGCGGCGAGATTTGGCTGTCGATGGCGAAAGACATTTTCGTCGAGGAAGGCCGCAAGATGAAGGGGATCGCCAGTGATGGCACCCTGAAGAAAATTGAACTCATGCGTCCCGTGATTAACGAAAAGACCGGCGAGACCGAGACCGAGAACGATCTGTCAGACGCTGATTTTGATATCGCGGTTGACGTCGGGCCATCATCGTCGAGCAAGCGTCAATCGACGGTTCGCAGCCTGACGAATATGCTAGCGATCACTACCGATCCTGAGACGGCTCAGGTGTTGCAGGCGATGACGATGCTTAACATGGAAGGCGAGGGGATCGGCGACGTTCGCGATTACTTCCGTTCTAAGATGGTTAAGATGGGCGTGATTAAGCCAAATGAGGAAGAGGCGGCGGCTATGGCTGAGGCGGCTCAGAATCAAGAGCCTGATCCGCAGCAGCAGTATCTGTTAAGCGCGGCTAAGGAAGCCGAAGCCAAGGCTCTGAAGACGGCGGCGGACACGAAACTGACCGAGGCGAAGACCCTAGAGACGCTGGCAGGCATTGAAGGCTCTCAGATGGCGCAGGAAGCCCCCGCACCGGCCCCGGCACCACAGCCTGCCCAGCCTGTCCAAGCGGCTCCAGCGGCCCCAGCCGAAGATCCTGAGATGATGGCTCTCGCTCGCGAGAAGGCCCAGGTCGAGATCGACATTCTGCGGGTCGATCTAGAAACCAAGATCCGCAAGCTAGAGACGCCAGAACCGCCCGAGGAAGAGCCGAACCATCCCGAAGCAGACGCTGCGATGGCGATTGCCGAAGCGGTCGATGGCCTGGCGGAAGGCGTCAGCGAATTTAAGTCTGTCGTCGAGCACATGACGATTTCTCAGCAAGAGAACGCAAAAGGTGCTATAGAGGCTGTAAAAAGCCCAAAACGTGTTATACGCGAAAAAGGCCGAATCGTCGGCATTGAGTAGGAGCCATTGTGGCCAAGTCGATCACTACTTGTAACAATCTATTGAAGCTACTGTTTAACGCCACCGCTTGGGCAACCATTGCAGACAACGCAGCGGCATCGCCTTTGACGAACCTGTATCTTAGCCTTCACACGGCTGATCCAGGCACCGGCAATAGTCAGCAGACCAACGAGACAGGATACACGAATTATACTCGTGTCGCAGTCGTGCGGACTTCGGGTGGCTGGACTGTCGCCACCAACACGGCGGTAAACGCGGCTCTGGTTCAGTTCCCCCAGTGCGGCGCTTCGGGTGCTACGCTCACTCACGTTGCTATCGGTACGGCGGCGACGGGCGTTGGTAACGTGCTCTATGCGGGTCCGTTGAATAGCTCACTGGCCGTTGCTTCGGGCATCCAGCCACAGTTTAACGCTTCGGCACTCACAGTGACGGAAACCTAAGCATGACCCAGCCAAATCTAGCTAAGGGTGACGAGCCTTTGTATTCGTGCGTCGAGTGTGAAGGCCCCGTGTTTCTGGTCGATGACGTGGTTTATAAGCCCTGCGGCCATACGGCGGCTGCGGTGCTGGCAAATCTGACGGCGATCTTACGCGGCACGTCAGAGGTGAAATAGTGGCGATCAGATCCTACAAAGATTTGGTAGACGCGGAAGAGAACGGACAGACCTTTATCGGTGCGTTCCGCAAGAATGTCGTGGCATTTACAGGCCAAGGCAGTTGGTTCGATGTAACGCTAAGTCCGGGCAATCCAACCCCGTTTTACTATGCGTCATCGCCTTTAATTGGTCTGCCTATGAGCCAGTCCGTTAATGGTGGTATGCCACACAATTTGCCAGTGGCGGGCTTGGGTTATAAAACCTACCTTAAGACATTAACCATTTCGCCTACAAGTGCGGTATCATTTAACAGCGGCCCCATGATCCTTATGGATTACCTGTTTTATTACCCGTTCATCGACACAGGCACCACCGACGAGCAGTATTTGTTTCAGAATGATGATCTACCTCGATACCCTACTGGTCAGGGTGTTCAAATCATGGCCGTCCAGATGGCGGGCTTGCTCGGCATAGGAAACCCAACCTTCCGCTTTACCTACATGAACCAAAACGATATCCCCAAAACAAGCCCAAGTCAGACTTGCGGGTCAGGGTCGATTGTTGGTCAATTGGCAACGGGTAACAACAACCTTACTGCACAGATTAACAGCAATTATCCATTTCTAACATTGGCACCGGGAGATACGGGAGTGCGCCGTATTTTGTCAGTGACCTTTGACGCGCCTGATATTGGTCTATTGGCGTTTGTGCTGGTCAAGCCGTTAGAGCAAATCGTTTTGCGTGAAACTGCAACAACAGCGGAGCGCACTCCTGTAATAGATTTCTTTGATCTGCCTGTTATTGAAGACGACGCCTATTTGTCATTTCTTATGAATGGCGGACAAGCTAACATGGTTCAAGCAGGCTACATCGGCACAATTCAAACGGTTTGGGGATAAATCATGGCTCTACAGTCAATGGATCAGATTATCAGCGCGATTACTGCCTCGCAGTTTAACCGCACTGATTGGAATAAAAACGCCCTTCCCGTCACGGCACAGGTTGCGGGACAGTGGTATGATTTAAGCACGGGCGCGGGCAACCCGTTCCAGAACTCGACGCACGGTTCCACGACGAACCTAGCCTTTCAGGCCCTGTCTGACACGACGTCTATCGGTGCCACGACGGCGGCGCTAGGCGGCTCAATCTCAGGCACGGTGTTTACCGACACGACGCACGGCACAAACCGCTTCACTGTCGGTATGCTGCTATCTGGCACGGGCGTTACCGCTGGCACCTACATCGTCTCGCTAGGCACTGGCACGGGCGCAAACAACGGCGGCACCTATAACGTCAACATTTCTCAGACCGTCACGTCTCAGACCATCACAGGCACGGCGACGACCAACGGTCTATACACGGGTGGTGCCGTTGCGCCATCCATCAAGAATGTTTTGAACATATCGGCGTTCTCAGCGGCGGCTACGAGTGCGCCAGCCACCCTTATGCTGGTCGATCAGATTGCGATGTTTACCGTGTCGAGCGTCACCACCACGGGCGCCCAGTCATTCACGGGGACGCAGACCCTGCCTCGCTATGCTACAGGCGCGGGCGTTCAAGCGTTTATCGTGCCCTCGGTCGTCATGGGCGCTGGTACGCCAACCATCCAGTTAGGCTACACTAACGCGGCTGGTACAGCGGGCCGCTTGACGCCTGCCAGTCCCTCGCTACCGATTGCCAACACGGCTGCTCCTGTCGGGTCGCTTATTCACACCGGGACGGGTGCGGGTAAGTTTGGTCCGTTTGTTCCCTTGGCGTCAGGCGACACGGGCATTCGCTCTATCCAGTCCATCAGCCTATCCGCTACAATGACGTCGGGTTCGTTGGTTGTCATTCTCGCCAAGCCGATCTTCACACTGCCTATTACATCTATTGGCGTGGCTTCTGAGCGCGATCTGGTCAATCAACTTCCGTCCATGCCTCGTATTTTCGACGGCGCAAATCTGCAATGGCTCATGTATGCGGGCGCGGCAACCCCGGCGAACTCTGCCTTTTACGGTTCGCTTGATGTAGCGTGGGGCTAAGATGCTGGTTGGAAATTACTCTAACTTTAACAAACTGCCGTTAAAATATGTCGGCGGCGGCGGCATTAACGGTGCTGGCATCCAGTCCGCAAATCAGAGTAATTTCGTCCAGTCCGGTCGGCGGCGTAACCGCATGATGCAGGACCAAACGACCACGGCGCTGACACTATACGCGCTGCCAAATGGCAGTTATCCAACCCTGTCGTTCTTCATCCCACAACAAGCAGGGAGTATCGGGTCGAGCAACCAGATTTACGGCAACGGGGTATCGACCGGAAACCTAGCGGGCGGCTTGCCTACCGACGCGAACCTAGACGGCGCGGGCGATATCACCAACGGCAACCTGACCCTAATCGCTCAGCTTATCGCGTCCCTCACGGGCGCGGGCGACGTCACACCACCGCCGTCGCTGGTCGGCAAGCTAGAACTGATCAGCAATAACCTGACGGGTTCTGGCGCGGTTGCAGCGACGCTTACGGCGTTTGCGTCTGTTCAAGCTGCGCTATCGGGCGCGGGATCACTATCCTTGGTTCCATACGCCACGGGTCGCCTTGAGGCAGACATTACCGGCCAATCTATCCTATCTCCCGAAAGCCTGGCTTCGGCTGTCTGGAGCGCATTGGCCGCTCAGTTTAACGACAACGGAACAATGGGCCAGAAGCTGAATTCGGCGGCTGATTACGCAAGCCTAGCCGCAGCGATTGTCGCGGCCATGAACGCTTCACCGCCTGACGTCAACATTGCTAGGATCAACGGCCTAGACGTTGACGGAGACGGCACGGAGGCTAATCCGTGGGGACCAGTATAGGCTGGGGCAAATCGTTCGGCGGTGCCTGGGGTGCATCGTTCGGGCTGCTAGCAGAACCGGCTGACGTCGGTGGCGGTGGTCCAGGCGGTAATAAGGGTTGGGCCAACGAACGCGCTAGGCTAGAAGCCCGGTTCGCCCTACCCCAAGAGATCGAAGCCGCACGGGCTGTTTTAGCGGATTCAGATCGACCAACGATTAAACGCGCCGCCAAGAAAATCTATGATTACAGCCAAGACCTAATCGCGATTGGAACGCTGGAAAGCGAACTGAACCGGTTAGATCGAGAGATCACGACACGTCAAAACCTGAGCGAGGATATACAATCGGCGGCGGCTATCATGCGCCAGTATCTGCAAGACGAGCAGGACGCGCTCGATTTGCTGATCGTGAAATCGCAACAGGACGCAGCCGAACTTCTCGCGGCTATCGGTATTTTGACGTAACGCAGAGATTGTCGTATGGTACGACATGGCTTCCATCCAGCCTTATCGGATGAGTGGGTAATTTTATGAGCGAAGTGGCAGAGGCTAACGAAGAGATCATCGAAGTCGAAACCGAATCAAACGAACCGGAAGCTGAGACCAATTCCAGCGAACCGGAACCTGAGACGGACGACGAATCCGACGAAATCGTAGTTACCATTGGCGAGGAACCGCCCCCCGCCGACGAGAATACCGCAGCGCCGGAATGGGTCCGCGAACTGCGTAAAAATCACCGAGATCTTCAGAAGAAGAATCGGGAACTTGAAGACAAGCTGAAGGCCACAGTCGAGCCGGTTAAGACCGTCGATCTGGGCCGCAAGCCAACGCTTGAAGATTCCGATTACGACGCTGACGATTTCGAGCAAAAGCTATCTGGTTGGTACGAGCGCAAGCGCCAGGCTGACGAGATTAACGCCAAGGCCGAAGCTGAGAAGATTGAGCAGCAACGGGCATGGCAAGCCAAGCTAGACGGATACGGTAAGGCCAAGGCCGAATTGAAGGTCAAGGATTTCGAAGACGCGGAAGACGTGTCCAAGGAAAAACTTAGCGTGACGCAGCAAGGTATCATTTTGCAGGGTGCGGAAAATTCCGCGCTTGTGATTTACGCGCTGGGCAAAAACCCAAAGAAGGCTACGGAACTCGGCTCAATTACAGACCCTGTTAAGTTTGCTTTCGCGGTTTCGAAACTGGAGACACAATTGAAAGTCAGCAACCGCAAATCACCGCCACCACCTGAAGGCACTGTTCGTGGAACAGGCGCTGTCTCAGGTTCGGTGGGCAATCAATTGGAACGCCTACGCGCAGAGGCTGAAAAGACCGGAGACCTTTCGAAGGTGATGGCGTTCAAGCGTCAACAGCGCGAGGCACAAAAATAGGAACTTGAGAAATGACTAACGCATTTAGTAAGGAAGAGCGGGTTGCTTTTGAGGAAATCCTCGAAGGCTTCAATGACGCTCTTGTTCTAAGCCGCAACGTCGCGATCTACAACACCGATTCGACCATGATGGAGCGGACCGGAAACGTGATTTGGCGTCCGCAACCCTATATCGCCCAGTCATTCACTGGCACCGATATGACGTCGAACTTTAAGGATTTCACGCAGCTTTCCGTCCCCTCGACGCTGGGCTTCAACAAGTCGGTTCCGTTCATCCTGACTGCGACCGAACTGCGTGATGCTCTGCAAGAAAAGCGCCTGGGCGATGCTGCTAAGCAAAAGCTGGCATCTGATATCAACGTGGCAGTTATGAGCGTTGCGTCCCTTCAAGGCACACTGGTCGTTAAGCGCACCGCCGCAGCTTCTGGCTTCGACGATGTGGCCCAGTGCGAAGCCATCATGAACGAAGGCGGCGTCCCCGCTTATGATCGTTACCTCGCGCTGTCTACTCGCGATTATAACGGTATGGCGTCCAACCTTCAGGTTGCCACACGTTCGTTCGGCAATCCGAAGTCCAACGCTGCTTACGAACGGGCCTATGTCGGTCCTGTCGCATCCTTCGACACCTACAAGCTCGACTATGCCAACCGTATCCCCGCTGCCGCTGGTAGTGCGATCACGATCAGCACTACCGACGCTGGCGCTCAATTCTACACGCCACGGGCCACCTCGACCGCTGGCACGGGCGAGACCGCGAACGTCGATAACCGCTATCAGACCGTCACCGTTTCCTCGACGACCAACGTCGCGGCGGGCGACTGCTTCACCATTGCAAACGTGTTCAACGTCCATGCAATCACCAAGCAGAACACCGGCCAACTGAAGACCTTCCGCGTTATCTCGGTTGCGTCTTCGACCACGATGGTTATTTCGCCCCCGATTATCTCTAATCAGGTTGCGAACGACGCTTCGGCTGAATATCAGAACTGCGTTGTGACCACGAAGTCCGGCACGGCTGCTATCGTGTTCCTGAACACCGTTGCCGCCTACGCCAACCCCTTCTGGCAGAAGGATAGCTTGGAAATCTTGCCAGGCCGCTATGCAGTGCCTACCGACGCGGGCGCGGCTGTCATGCGGGCTTCGACTGATCAGGGTATCGAACTGGTCATGCAGAAGCAGTATGATATCAACACCATGAAGACCAAGTATCGTCTTGATACTCTGTTCGGTGTTGTGAATAAGCAGCCTGAAATGTCCGGGATCGTGTTGTTCTCGCAGACCTAAAATAACAGGGGAGGGCTTCGGCTCTCCCCGATCTTTTGTTCCTCACGGAGAATGAAATCATGAGCTACAACGTCATTTTTACCCAAGGTAATGCAACCGTCACCGTTCCGGCAGGCGAGAAAATCGCTGTTCAATCCTTGTCGCCAGCTAATGTGTTTCAGGAAATTGGTTTTCCAAACTATCCTGCTTCACGTAATTTGTTGACCACGGTTAATAACACCACCTACGTATCAAGCGCGTTCACCAATGCTGCCACCGTGACTATTGAGGCTGGTGCATCGGGCGCTTATTACGCAATCGGTGTTGCTCCTGACATTAGCAACAATGGCAACTGGCAGCCTCAAGGTGCGCCTGCTGACATTACAGACGGCGGCTCAATGATTGCCACGGCAGCCAATGTGCTGACGGGCATCGTTACGGCAACCCCAACCGCAACCCGCAGCATTCAGCTTCCGACAGGTGCAAACCTTGACTTGGCAACCGAATGGGCGATTGGTGATTCGTTTGACTTTAGCGTTATCACTTTGGCTGCGTTTGCCTTGACCATCACGGTTAACACGGGCGTGACCATTGTGGGTTCTGCCGCAACCGCTGCAACGACCGGTTCATCTGCACGTTTCCGCCTTCGGAAAACTGCCGCTGACACCTTTGTTGCATATCGAATCGGTTAATCAATCAAGCAGGCTAGCAGAGATGCTGGCCTGCTTAACTTGAATGAGGGCTGACAAATGATGAACTATGGTAAAGCTAAGGGTAAGCCTGCAAAGGGCGCGAAGGCCGCTAAGGGTATGCCTATGGCAATGTCGAAGCCACCTAAGAAGTCCAAGTAAATGAGCTATACCAAGCGGCAATTTGTCGAAGCGGCCTTAGAGGAAATCGGCCTTGCCGATTACGTCTTTGACCTGTCACCGGAGCAACTGCAAAGCGCGGTCCGCCGGATGGATTCGATGCTTGCCGCTTGGAACGCTATCGGGATTCGGATCGGCTATCCGCTGACGTCTAACCCAGACGACGCGGATCTTGACACGATCACGGCGGTTCCTGATTCCGCCAATGAGGCGATCATCCTTAACCTGGCGCTTCGTTTGTCGCCTAGTTATGGTAAGGCCATCGCCCTGCCTACATCCGCTGCCGCTCGCATGGCTTACAATACGCTTATGTCACGCGCCGCCATGCCTGCCGAACAACAATTCCCCTCGACGCTGCCGGTTGGTGCCGGTCAAAAGTCTTGGAACATCGACTGGCCGTTTTTTCAACATCCAAGCGAGCCGCTATTGGCTGGCGAAGATGGCGAGATTGTTTTCGAGTAGGATCTTAAATGCCGACAATCTCACAACTCACGGCGGTTTCGTCGGTCACTGACACAGATCAGGTTCCGGTTTATTCGACCGATAATGGCGACGCGCGCAAGGCTGCGCTGTCGGTTATTAAGGCGTATATCCTCACCGACGCGAACTTCACCGACGCGACGTTTACGAATGCGATCCTAATCACGCCTGATCTGGGAACGCCTACGGCTGGGAATCTAATTAACTGTATCGGTCTGCCGCTTGCGACGGGCGTCACGGGCGTTCTAGGGCTTGCTAACGGCGGCTCTGGCGCGAGCACGGCTGACGGTGCGCTGACGAATTTCGGCGGGACGACGGTTGGTAAAGCGGTTTTCATCGCAGCGTCTACCACGGCGGCACAGACGGCGTTAGGCGGCACTACGGTCGGTAGGGCGCTGTTTATCGCTGCCGACGCCACAGCAGGCCGCACGGCGATCAGTGCGGCTAAATCCGGCTCTAACTCTGATATCACGGCACTCACTGGTTTGACGGTGCCTCTGGCGTCCGTTGCGCTAACCTTCGCCATCGCGGCGGCACTTTAGGAGATAAATCATGGCCGTCACGCCAAACTCAATCGTTACACCTCAAACGCCTATTGGTGCGACCGCTGTCGCCACCACGGCGAACACGACCTATACCGATACGCCTACCAATAGTGTCCAGCTTCTCGCCGCCCAAACCAATGGTGCGCGGATGCAGAAGCTAACCGCATTGGCACGGGCCACGGTTACGGCGACCGAGCTACAGCTTTACGTCTCGTCTGACGGCGGAACGACCAAGCGTTTCATCGGCTCTAAGCTCATGGCGGCTTACACCGTCGCTGCAACGACCGCCCAGACCGTGATTGACTTCGGTTACACCGACGCATCGCCCCTGATCCTGTCGGCTGCTGAAAGCCTCTGGGTGGCGATCAGCGTCACTAATACCGGCATCGTGTTCCGCACTGAAGGCTACGCCTACTAATGCAAAATGCCCCCACCATGCTAGGCCAGAAGATGATGAACCGGCAGGCCCCCTACGGGCCTATCGGCATGGTTTCGCAGGATATGAGTGGGAATAAGAAGGGGGCGCGGGCTGCACCGGCTGCGCCAGGGTTAACTTTTGATCCCATAACGGCAACTGCCGGGATGACGTTTTCAAATAACAATGTAACGGCAACAAATTCCACGGGAGGGGCAATATCCTCTGCAAAGGGTAGCGTAACAACCGTTATTGGCGTAGCCGCTACTTATTACTGGGAATTTATAGTTAATTCTTCGGGGACCGCGCGTTTTGGCGTTGGTCCTGCTAGTTTTGTTTGTGATGCTGCAAATCAAGTGGGGGGCGTTGTAAACTCCATAGCGTATCAAACAACCGGTAATCTATTCGGAAACGGAAGTAATTTAGGCGGTGTATCAACAACAACAACGGGCGACGTGCTAGGGTTTAAATTAGTAATAAATGCGACCACATCTACCTTAACGGTTTACAAAAACAATGTTGTTGATCTAAATAACTATAACAGCACAAGTTACGTTTCCGGCCACGGAACCGCTTGGGTTCCCATTTGGTCCTCCGGCGTCACGTTAGTGTCTGCCTCTATATCTAATAGCATTTATGAACAGGCCGGAACGATTCCGCTTGGAAATCCCGTAATAACCGCCTCCGCCTCAGTCCCCGCTGTCGCTGACGGCAAGTACGACGTCTACACGTTTAACGCCTCTGGTACGTTTACGGTTGCGTCTACGGGGGCTGTTAGGGCTTTGGTGATTGCGGGAGGTGGGGGTGCCGTAAGCGGTGCCAGAGGCGCTGGCGGCGCTGGCGGTTATTTAGAAAACGGCGTTACAGTAACGCCTCAAACTTACACAGTTACGGTTGGTCCGGGTGGAACTCCTTCTAACAATGGAAATCCAAGCTCAATTGGGTCTTTAATTTCCACGGTTGGCGGAGGCCGGGGCGGATTTGACAACGGCAGCGGCGCAAGTGGCGGAAGTGGTGGAGGTGGGTCTCCCACATTCCCCGGTCCAGACACCCAGTCGGGGGGCGCGGGTACTGCTGGCCAAGGTTTTGCGGGCGGGTCAGGAGACTCAGACTTCGCTACCTATGTAAGCGGCGGCGGCGGCGGCGGGGCGGGGGGCGTTGGTCAAAATGGAACAGCGTCATTTCCTTCAGGTAATGGTGGAATTGGCAAGGCATCGGACATTACTGGAACGTCAATCAGCCGGGGCGGCGGAGGAGCCGGGAACGCAGGCACTGCCTCTAGTGGGGGCGGTGCTAGCGGAAATCCGGGAACACCCAACACGGGCGGGGGCGCAGGCGGCAACGGCGGCTCAGGCGGCTCAGGCGTAGTAATCATCCGCGTTCGAGCGAGGGCCTAATGGCGCATTTTGCACGGTTAGACGCTGACGGTATCGTAACTGAGGTTCTGGTCGTCGATAACGGCATTCTCGAAACGCCAGAGAACGAGCGGCTTGGCATTAAATGGCTTGAAGACTTCGACACCCTGCGCGGCTTCTCGCCTGCGCGGTGGGTGCAGACGAGCTATAACAGCAATTTTCGAGGCCGTTATGCTGGGATCGGGATGATTTACGACGCGGCGTTAAACGAATTCATCGCCCCAGAACCGGCACCGCTAGACGAAAACCCCATTTTACCGTAAGGTCACGCCATGCCTACGATCAATCAACTTACCGCTGTCGATACTGTCACCGCATCGGATCTGCTTCCGATCTGGTCGAGCACTGACGGCGACGCGCGTAAGGCTTCGGCTAACACGCTGAAAACCTATCTGACGGGCGGCGTTTCGGTGAACGATGGCCTGATCACGCAAACCGCTTCACCGGCTGCGACGGCGTTTAACGTCTCTGTTCCCGTCGCGGGAACCTGGCTAATTATTACCCCTGTCGCGGTTTACGCCACCGGAACCATCACGTTACCATTTGTCAACGACGTCGAGGGTGGGCAGATCGTGCAAGTCAACTGCTCGCAAGCCGTCACGGCTCTGACGGTCGCTGGAAACGGCGCGTCTGTGATCGGCGCACCGACCGCACTAACCGCTAATTCATTCTTCACCATGCGATTCCGCGCCGACACGTTGGCTTGGTATCGGGTAGCTTAGGAAATCGTTATGAGCATTAAAGCAGCCTTTCAGCCTCGCCGGGGCCAAAATCTTACGGAAACCCCTGCCGCGTCTTCCGCGTCTGTCACGCTGGATTCGCAGGCCAAGTCGGTGCGTCTTGTGAACAACGGCGCGAACGTCTGCTTTGTGCGGATTGGCGCTGGCGCTCAGACGGCGACGACGGCGGATATGCCGGTTCGAGCTGGTAGCGAAATCGTCGTGTCCAAGGGCGACGGCGACGACACGCTGGCCCATATCTCAGCGACCGGCACCACGCTCTACATCCAGACGGGCGAAGGCGGCATCTAACCGTGACGCAAATTCCGATCCTAAACGGGATTTACACCGACAACGGTCCGGATATTCGCACATCATATCCCGTCAACCTGATCCCGGTCCCTACGGTATCGGGTATCTCGGCGGGATATCTGCGACCGGCAGACGGTATCGTCACGTTCGGATCGGGGCCAGGTATCGACCGGGGCGGGATCAACTGGCGCGGCGAGTGTTACCGCGTCATGGGGACGTCACTGGTAAGGATAGCCTCAGACGGCTCAGTTGCGACGCTGGGCGACGTTGGCGGGTCTGGGCTGGTTACGTTCGACTATTCGTTTGACCGGCTTGCGGTGGCTTCTAGCGGGTCGCTGTACTATTGGGATGAAACCACGCTCACGCTTGTGACTGATCCCGATTTGGGAACAGTTAACGATTTCGTCTGGGTCGATGGTTATTTTATGACTACGGATGGCGAATATCTGATTGTCACAGAACTAAACGATCCAACACAGGTTAACCCGCTAAAATACGGATCGTCTGAGGCCGATCCTGATCCTGTCGTCGCGTTGCTGAAAGTCCGTAATGAGGTCTACGCGCTAAATCGAAACACGATTGAGGTGTTTGATAACGTCGGCGGTGATTTCTTCCCGTTCCAGCGGGTCGAGGGCGCACAGATCATGAAAGGCACCGTTGGCACATTTGCCTGCACGGTTTACCTCGACGCGGTGGCGTTCCTCGGCGGCGGTCGCAACGAGACTATTTCGGTATTTTTGGGTGCGAATTCAGGTACGGTTAAAATTGCCACCCGCGAGATTGAGCAACTTCTCAAGAATTACACCGAGACCCAATTATCCGGCGTGAAGCTCGAAGCCAAGGCAGACGACGGGCATCAACACCTTTGGATTCACCTTCCAGATAGAACCATCGTTTATGACGCGGCGGCATCGTCTGCGCTGGGCCAGCCTGTCTGGTTTACGCTCACGACGGGGATCGCCGGGTTCTCTGAGTATCGGGCGCGGAATCTGGTTTGGTGCTATGACAAGTGGCTGGTGGGTGACACGGCGTCAGTTAGTCATGGCTATCTTTCCGATACGGTTTCATCCCAATACGGGAATATCGCACGGTGGGAATTCGGAACGCTGATCCTGTATAACGACGGGCGCGGCGCGATCATCTATGATCTGGAGCTGGTCAGCCTCACGGGCCGGGTCGCGTTCGGGCTAAACCCACAGATCGCCACGTCCTATTCGCTGGACGGTCAGACCTACAGCCAAGACAATTATATCCGCGTAGGAGCGCAAGGAGACCGTGCCAAGCGGCTACGGTGGTTCCGCCAGGGCGCTATGCGGAACTGGCGCATACAACGCTTCAGGGGCAACTCTCAGGCACATCTATCGTTCTTGCGGCTAGAGGCGGCAATCGAGCCGTTGGCGAACTGATGGCGGCGCTGAAACTCACGCGAAATCAGCTTGCGGCGTTTCTGCCGGATCATGAGACAATCAAGCAGTTTGAAACTCTGATTAATACCGTTGACGCCATTGACGTCACCGAGGCTCAAGAGATTTCCATTGCTGCGGGGCTGGCAGATACGAAAGCCCAGCAGGCGTTAGACACGCTTGAACGCCAAGCGAACGAAATTGCTTTTGCGGCATTGGCCCCAGCTATCCAGAACAACAATTCAATAAAAACTGATTCGCTGGTCGTCACCACGTCAGCGGGCTTGGGCTATGGGGTTGGATCGGGCGGCGCTGTAACGCAGCTCACAAGTCGCACGACGGGCGTCACGCTGAATACGATCAACGGCGCGATCACGATGTTTTCGGCGGCTGGATCTGCAACGGCGGCAACGTTTACGGTGACGAATTCAGCGGTGGCCGCAACGGATGTGGTCCACGTTTCCGTTAAAACCGCCACGAACGTCTATCTAATGTTCGTCACAGCGACGGCTGCGGGTAGTTTTAATATCACGTTCCAAACCACCGGCGGCGTTGCAACTGACGCGCCAGTCATAAATTTCGCGGTAATTAAAGCCGTCACGGCTTAGGAAAGCACCATGACCGTAACAATTAAAAATCTAATCCCCGCAAAGCAGATGGAAGCGTCACAAGTCACGCAATACACGGCGACGAATTGCAAGGCGATCATTGACAAATTCACGGTGACAAACACAAGCGCGGCTAATGTTGTTTTTAGTGTTAACCTAATCGCGTCAGGTGGGTCTGCATCTAACGCAAATTTAATTGTAAAAACGAGATCCGTTGCGCCAAATGAAACGTACACCTGCCCAGAACTGGTCGGGCAGACTTTGGACACGAACGGATTCATCCAAACGCTGGCCGGAACTGCCTCGGCGCTGACCGTTATGGCATCGGGCCGCGAGGTGTCTTGATAATTATTGTGGTTCGCGTATAGTGTGCGGGCTGAGATTGAAGAGCGCCCAGCGGTTCATAGCCTCCTAGTGAGAGACCATGACCGATATTAAGGCGATGCAGAAACAGGCCCTATCAGATCACGCTGCGATTTTCGCGCTTGAAAATTTGATA